AGCAAACCAATATGCTTCTATCGGCGCCGTCTAACCTTGCGAAACTTCATGATTGTAAGGTGTTCGATCTGCCCTTTCAGGCCCCTAATTTGGACATGAACCTTTACTGGCACAAATCAGCAGATAAAACCGCATTGAACATTTGGTTCAGATCGGGTCTTTCCAAGTTGATCGGGGATCTGAACGTCGGAAACAGAGCCGGGGATTAGCGTTATTTCTTGTATAACGGCCCCTAATATGTTTATTGCCGTTTATGGAAAATGAAGAATTCACAGCTGAACCCACATTGTTTTTGATTCCAACACCGATCGGTAATTTGGAAGATATCTCCTATAGGACTGTTCGGGTTCTACAAAATGTGGACGCTCTCGCCTGTGAAGACACCAGGCATACTCGTAAAATTTTCGAACGCCACAAATTAAATAGCCCACCAATTATTTTTTCCTGTCATGCCTGCTTTGATGAGTAACTTTTGTAATTCAATGACGGCTAAACCTTTTGATCCGATTTTTAAAATACTCATGATGTGCTCCGTAACATTGAAACGACATTGCCTTTACTGCGAAAAATAAAGATCAATAGGAATACAGCAAGAATTGAATCCCATATCGTGACTGGATCCTTGATGAAAATGATGTGAATGCTTTGTGCCAGGAATGCACCAATCAAAACAGTTGCGAATAATCGTAACGAACATGACTGTAGGTGAAGGCGGTCAAAACATAAAATACGAAATGCACATGCCACATAACAAAGCACGGCAATGATTGAAAAAATAGTTTGCGCCAATGGCGACAACATAAGTTGCATCATTTTTTATTCTCCTTTCCAAAGGTATTGGACAGGGCAGAAAAGAACTTTGAAGTGGTATTAAATATTTCTGTCAGGGTGGATTTATTGACCCATGTCATGACTTTGACCAATACCGGTAAAGCAAACATACTGGTGAAGCATGCGCTCACCGTGTGACTGTTTATACCTGTACGATTAGAAATTTCAGGTGCTAAGGCATAGCCTATGGCAACGGATAACATGAGCGAAAAAATACGTTTTCCATAGCTTAGTGACTCTTGGGTAAATGCTAAAAATGCTGCACCAATTACGGCACCAAACAGTGCATCACCATTCACGAATGGAAGGAGTGATACCAATCCTGCAGAAGCGGTAATTGCGACAGTGGTTGATGTGGTTGGTTCAGCCATATTTTTGTTCTCAGTCCCAAAGCTGAATGCTTTGCGTTTTATTTTGTTGGGTTTGAATTTCTGGTAACTGAACCTTGGTACCCATCGGAAGAAATGGACCAAATGCAGACAGATGTGGATTGGCTTCAAGTACTGCTTCGACCACACCAGATGAGCGTACATAATTGCGCCAACAAATAGCGTCAACCGTGTCATCTTGAAGGGCATAAACAGTTTTCATTTAGACCAGCTCCACATTCAAACGACGAATTTTTTTTAAATCACGAATGGCAAAGCGCAGATCACGACGATAGTCATCAATGGTTGGTGTCAGTTCATCAGCTTTTTGGCCACCATTATTTGTGGTGTCATAAGCGCGATATTGTTCATTCAGTTCAGCACCAACAGCTGCAGCAACGGCACGGAAATATAAAACTTCAGTAATCGGTTTTGTGGTGGTACCTGAAGTAATGGTTTTTGTGCTGAGTTGGGCAAGTGTGGCTGCTTTTGATGTGAGTGATTCAAGTTGATCATTCACTTCAATGATGGCTGATTCGATGGCAGGGATTAAACGCTCATTGGTGACACTACTATCAAAGCGCAATTTTTCACGAATGGCTTTTGAAGAAATTTCAGGAAAGAATTCTTCACTGGTGATGACAACATCTTCATTGTTGCGGTTGCCGTTTGCAATTAGTCCGGTCATTGTCATTCTCAATTAGTTGAGGGGTGGAGAATTGAGTTTGTAATTACGCATAAAAATGTCATTACAGCGTCAATTCTGCCCCTCGGTTGGCGCGGGGCACTCGTTACGTCGGATGAAACATCAAGTTGCCTTGATCATCGACGACCTGCGAACCATCAGCATTCAGCATCGGTTCAGGTGAATTTTTTAATTGTTCTTTGTAAAGCTTTTCAGCTTTTTTAAGATCCGTTTTACCGCCACAGTTTTCATTTTTCGCAATCGCTTTTTTAAGGAACTCTACTGCTTCGGCTCCATGTTCTAATTGCAATAAAGTACGACCAAGTCCCAGATATAATTTTGCCCGAATCTGGTCATGCATATCGTATTTGGCAGTTAGTTGATCAGCTTTATAAAGAACATCGAATTTGAATATTTGTCCGTCTTGATAAGCTTTGTGAGCAGCATTGCCAATTTCTTCAGCAACAATACTTGCAGTACTGCGACTAAATGAATCAGGCATTTTTAAGTTTTGTTCTAAAGCATATTCAGCAAGGATTAAACCTTGATTGAATAGACCACAGTCAAAGCACCACAGCATGATGGTGGTAATGACTTCATCCTGTTCAACTTTTGCGCCTGACTGAACAATACCCAACACATAAGGCATGTGCTTTGGAATCAGTTCTTTTTTCGCTTCAGCGCGTTTGTCTTGAGACTGGATTGAACGTAAAACATGAATGTCATTTTTTAGTTCGGTCAGTTGTAATTGGTAGACGCTTGCGTCTGGACGTACACCACCAAATTCATCAGCCTTGGCAGCTTCTTTTGCTGCCAAAGCCTGAAGGCGATGTCGTCGAGCTGGACTCAACATAAATCACCTATTATTGAATTGTGATGCCTTCAACCAATGCAACTTTTTCGTATGCTTCAATCACATACGCTTCATTGGAAGATTGATAATCTTCAATGCGGTTTTTGCTTGGTTTTTCTTGGATGTAACGACGTTTTGCATCTTTTTGATAGTAGATTGACAGGTTGTCAAAAGACGTGATCAAAAGTGCATTATCAGGGAAGTGTGGTACACGTGCTGCAGGTAAACCACCGATTTGTTTTTGGCTTAATAAAACCTGACCAGCCAATACATTGGTATTGTCAGACGCATCATTCACGATTGGGAAGTTTTTGTCAGCCAACAGTGAACGACCACAGATCACGACGAGATCCGTATCATCTTGGTGAACTTCATCAATTAATTCATTGACTGCATCGACCACCAAAGCATCTAGGTTTTTATATGTACCAGCTGCACCCACGGTGACTGTTGACATCACACGATCAGGTGCATTAGTACGAATCTTTTGCAACCAACCAATATTAACGTCTTGCAATTTTGTATTTACAGTACGATCAGTTGTTGCTGCTGCAGATGTACCGTTGAAACCGATCATAATACGGTCCAAAGCAATTGCTTTAGCAACGGCATTAGTCCAACGTTGATGGAAGTCTGCGAAAACTGACCAAGCATCAAGTTTTGCATATGGAATCGCCACATCAAAATCAGTCTGCTTGCATTCGTATTTGTCTGAACCTAAACCAGTCGGATCAGTTGGAGTACGTTCGCCATCGCCTGATGTATCAGTACGACCTGCAATTGTTTTATTGACAGATAAACCAATTGCTTCACCTGTTTGAGTATCGACAGGCATGACATTAATTTTTTGAAGAAATTCGCTTGAAGCCTGAATTTTTTCTTCCATTTTTTGAGCTGGTGCAGGTGCTACTGTGAATTGCACCTGTGCAGATTCAACACCGTTTAGTTCAGCAACTTTTGCCAAACTATGATTGAATTTTTTACGTGTATCGTTACGCATTTTTTTCTCGCTTATAAGCAATATTTATGGACTGATAACAGTGATTAAACTATTAGCACTCGATTTGTTCAGAGAAGTTGCCGGTGTTTTCAGGTGCAGGTGGTGTACCTGGATTTTCTTCACCTTCTAATTTGGCTTTCAGATCAGTGAAGTCTTTTTCCAATTTAGAATGCTTGGTTTTAAGTTCCGAAAACCCAGTTTCGACCTTTTGCAACTTGGTCTGACTTTCACCAAAGGTTTTGGCAATCGCTTCAAGTGAGTCAGATACTTCTTTGAATTGGCCTTTATTTTTATTGTCTTGTTCTTCTTGTTGTGGCTTCAGCCAACCCAAAACTTTAGAAAACAGTCCTTTTGCTTCAGTCTCAGGATCAGTAC